TAGTTGTAGAATTTGCTAATTCTATACCAATAGCTTGATTAACAATAGTTAATCCATTAGCTAAAGCTCCATTGATTGTTGCAGGTATATGTGAATTTTGTTGTAAAGATGTTATATCTGCAGCTAAAAACGATATATCTGTGCTAACAGTATATAAACCAGTAACTAAATTATTTATAGTTGTATAATCAATTAATCCTGCTGTTACACCTGTTGTTGTTGCCATTGGAAATTGAAAATCATGTGTATCAATAGAACTGATTATCTGAGGTGAATTTATTGAATTTAAAATATTAAAATCTAAAAATTGATTAAAATTATTTAAATTATTAATATTTTTAATTCCAGAAACACCAGTAATTAATCCTTGAGATGACCACAAATTTAATTGTTGTATTAAATCTACAACATTTAATTGATTTAATGTTCCACTTTGATTTTTAGGGTCAATAAATACACGTTTATCAATATATCTATTTTCACCTATTTTTTTTAAGCTCATTATGAAAAATTATTCAGTTATATTCGCAGAAATAACATTTTGATACTGAACATTTATTTTCTCAATTAGCGGTGCAGAAATTTTAAAAGGTAAAGAAATTTCAGTTAAAATTTGCAGTATCAATATTACTTCTTCTTTTGTTAATTCTAAATTCATGCAATTTTTTTCAAATCAGTTAATCTATCTAAACGATAAACAATATCTCTTATATCACTTACATTATTTAAATGATTATTATGTAAACTTTCTACTTTACTTTTCAAAGCTTCAACTTCATCATCAACTTTAACAATACTGGAATGTTGTTCTGCTAATATTGATAAGATTTGACTATTTGATTGAACTAACGGTTTTAAATTATCAGAAATTAAATCTGTAATTGCAGATTTTGTATTTTTAAAAGCTTTATATATTGCGGTTAAAACTGCTGCTATCATTGTCACAAATAATGTTAATAGTTCAGCGTATTCTTTAATTTGGGAAACTAACATTACATTTTATTGTGTAGTTACATTTTTCAAAATTTTCTAAAACTAATTTGTAATTTATTAATTCACAAAATATTTTAAAATAATTTTTATCACAGCAAACTCCGTATTGAATTTGTTGTATATATTCTTTTGTTTGTTTTGTAGCTAAATCATTAAAATTATCAAGTATTTGATAAACATTTAATGATTTACTTTTAGGTAATTTAATATTAACAGTTGCAGTCATTACTAATTAAACTTTTAGTTTTATTATATAAATCACAAGCTGTGCAACAATCTCCACATGAAATTGCTGAATATATTAAATAATACATTGAGGCAATACCTAACGTTCGTTCATCTAAAAAATTATCATTTACATATTTTGCAACTTTGCAACCAAAATCACAATCTAAAAATATACAATTTGTTTCAGTATATGTAGATGTTATTTCTCCATCATATATTGTAATTTTTAATAAAAAACTCCATACTGCATTTGTACCTGTAATAATTCCACTATTTACACAACCTTCTTCATTTAAAGAAAGTGTATCATCAGGTGTTGATTGAACAATAGTATAAGCTGTTGGAATTTTAGGAGAACATGGTATAACATCTGTTGAAGAGAATTTAATAATTGTTGTAAAAAATTTATTGTTTTGAGTATATGTTAACGTTAATGTATATTTACCCGATGCACAAGATTCTATATAAATATAATCATTTGAACTTGATGTACCACCAATATTAAAATTTGGTTCTATATTAACATTATCACTTTCAAAAATAAGATTGTAATTTACAGAACTTGCGGTATTACCATTTATTGTATAATGTATATCAAATAATTTTCCCATACAACCTTCACCTTGTGAACAATTATAATCTGCAAAATTTTCAAAATTTACAATTACATCAGAATAATATTTTTTTCTTTCTATCCAATTATTACCGCAACAATCACTTGAATATTTTAATGATAATTCAGTAATATAACTTTTATCACCTTCAAATTTTTCAAATAAATCACAAATATTAACTGAACAATCGGTTGTTGTTAAAATCATAGTTATATTTAATAGTTAGAAAATAAGGGAGGAATGTATTTACACCCTCCCTTATAAATTAAAATGAAGCTGACGTATAATCTTCTTTATCACTTACTGCATCGAGGAATGGTTTAAAATATGTAGTTAAACCTTTAACAATAGGTTGATTAGCACCTAATGCTTGTGTGCTACCAATAGGAGCTGTAGTATAATTACTTCCACCAGATACTAAAGACAATGAAGTAACAGCACCAGAAGCAATAGTTGCAGTAGCAGAAAAACCTGTACCAATATTACACAAAGTAGGTATTGATACTGTTGCTGTTCCTGAATAGCTACTTCCACCATTTACTAATTGAACAGAAATTACTTTTCCATATTTATCTAAATAAGCATATGCTTCAGCGTTAGTACCAGCAGATGAACCTGTAATAGAAAGTTTAATTGCGCTTGGTATTAAAACAAATGTACGATAGTACATATCTTCATGTGGTGTAAAATTATGGTCTTCATCACCATGTTCAATTACATAAACTTGGTATTGATAATCAACATTTACATAATCGGGAATTTGTACTAAACTACGTACATCACCAAATTGTTGACCAGTGTAAACATTTGCTTTTGCATAATTTTTCCAAGTAATTAACCATTTTTTACCTTGACCTTGACCTTCATAAGATGAAGTCATTTTAGTAATTTTACGAGAAGCAGAGTTCATTGCATCAGCAGAAACTAATATTTGCGTTTTAACAAATTTTTCTTCGTCATAAACAACAGCTTCTCCGCTATTTAATGCTACAAAAAGCAACGCATTAATTTTACCAAACCAAGCATCTGATGTATTACGAGTAATAGGAATTACTTTAGATGTAGATAAAATACCATTACCACTTGAAGGAAATTGTGCAAATGCTTCACGTAAATCTACACTTAAAGGTAAATAATGTGAAGTTGTTACTCCAGCATCAGTAGTTTCTTGAAATTCTAAACGTGTAGCAGTACTTGTAATCAAACTTGAAATTGTGCTTCCTGTTCCAGTACCATCAATATTAATACCTAATACAACATAAGGTTGATTACCATAAAATGCTGGTGCGTATTTAACTAATTGAGAATTAAGATTAAATTTATAACCAATTGCACTAATAACGTCAGATGTTGCTTCTACTGTACTATAACCAAGAGTACTATAATCTAAAGATGTATAAGAAGCTGTAGCACTATCACGCATTTCTATACTGTTAGCTTGTTGCAAACGAATACCTGTTTGGTTAACAGTAACACTATATGTCATTTCATCTTTACCTTCTACATCCGTTAAAGCTACAGTATTAAATACTGGATTTTTAACTAATGTTGCAGGTTGAAAGCGAACTGGAAATTTACGATTAATAACACCACTTGATAAAAATGGTTTTTCATATCCCGCACCGCTTAAAGCTGAAGTAACATAATTACCTGTACCTTGAATTAAAGCAACTTTAGTAGCAGCACCAGCATCAGTAGCATTAAGCAATTTATTATAATTAGTATCATTTTTACCAATTAAAGCTAAATCACCCACTCCTGTAATAAGATAATCTCCACCATCTTGTTTTACTTTTACTGACCCACTACCAGTAGTAGAAGTGTTTGTAAACACACTGTTAATTCCAGCAACTAATACTGTCGTTACTACAGATTGATTTGATTGATTGTTTGTTTTCATGAAATTGTTTTATTGTTTAGTTTGTTGCTCAATAGCAACCTTTTGTTGATAAGTTGGTAATTCTAACTTATCGGAAATTAATGAAACTGCACTATCTTTAATTGCTAATATAGCTTCATCTTGAAATTCAAATTCAGTTGTTGTTAACATTGTTCCATCTATATCATAATAATTACCTAAACACACTCTTCTTGGATATTTTATATATGTTAAAGTTAAACTATCTATATCAAAATCATTACCAGTATCTAATAAAAGGGCGTGAAAATTATCTACTGAAGATTTTTCAATAAATGCTAACAATCTATTCCATAAAAAAGAAGGTTTTTGTTGAGCCATATTTTTAATATATAATTTATCATCATGTTCTCTTAAAAATATAGATATTGTTTTATCACAAGTATTTTTAACAACATTTGATGAACCTGTTTGAAATAAATAACAATTATTTGTTAAATCTCCACCTGAATTTGTGTCATGTAAATTTACTTTCCATATACCAGGTTCTATTAATGTTGGTACAATGTTTGTTTCTCTAATTACAAGAGAAGATAAATCTTTTGTAATAGAACTATCTACTTCAAAACCTCTACCTTCTTTGTAATTTACTCTATCGCGCATAAATTGCAATTGAGCCATATTTAAATTTTCATCAATTACATTTGAAGGTATATCTTGATAATAATTAGTATTTATCTTGTTTAAAGATTCTTTTACTAAATAGTGTACTTTTGCAATTGAAATCATTTTTTAAATATGTAGTTATACTGGACTTTTTTTACTTACTAATTCTTCTTTAAGTGTTTCAAGATATTCTTTATTTGTAACATCTTTAAAGAAAGCGATAAGATTTTGTAAATTTTTAGCTGGGTTATAAGATGCTTTATCTATTTGAGATTGCCAAATATAACCTTCAGGAGTTAATCTAAGTATGTTACGATTCTGTGCTTCACGAATATAATATCTAATATTAACATCTTCAACTTTATTTTTTTCGCTAAATGCTGAAACTAATTCAATAAATTCAGTTAATGCCTTTTCAGATTTAGTATTTTCGACATAATCAAAAAGTTTAGTTTCCATACCATCGTTTGAAATACTTGGATTTGAAAAGCTATCAACTAATACACCTAATTTATATTTTTGGTCATTATTAAATTTATTAATTACTTTTTCTAATGCACTCATTGCAGAAACACGAATCTTTTTACTTTTAATGATTTCAGTATTTTCAAGCAATTCATCATAAATGTAAAATTCAGCATTTGGGAATTTACGTAAATCTTCTTTACTCATTGCAAATTTACTATCTTCAACATTTTGCGAATTTTTAAATATTAAATAAATCAATTCATCTTCTGGATTGTTTGTATCTAATACATTTAAAGTATTGCAAAGTAAAGAAAATCTAAATAAATCAAAATAAGAACGTTGCGATGGATCATTAGCATAAATGACTTTATATTTTAATTGAAGAGGTACTGTGGTATAAAAATCACGAGGACGATTATGTTTAATTTCATAAAACATTTGCTCAGATATTTTCTCCATTTTGGAAACAGCATCTTTATCAGCTAACCATTCGGAAGCAGTAATTAATTCAGGTTTTTCAAAATAAGGATTAATTATTGGTTCTTTACTAAAAACAATATAATTTTTAGTATTTTGGTCAATTTGTAAAGAAAAATGTTGTTTAGCACCATTGAATCTTTTTACCTCAGATTTAGCAATAGTAATTACTTCTCCATTTAAAATAGCCTGAGTATTATCTGATGTCGTAACACCTAAAACAGATGTTCGATTTGTTGATTTTATATAAAATTTCATGTTAGTTATTTATTGTTAGTTAGTTTAAAAAAGAGGAGAATTACTCTCCTCTCCTATTAAATTGTAATTGCAGGTTCGTAAACCAACGCTCCAATACGCGAAGTATCCCAAACATTGATTGAACCACTAAGTTTACGTGTATATTTAGAATCACGACGCTCACTTGTTACTTGACCTTGAATCATACCGTTAAATGGGTCAATAAGACCAATTAACCAATATCTTTCTTCAGCTTCAGCTTCAGTTACCATACATACGTTAGAACCACCAGAAGCTTCTTTAGAAGCATTAGTTTTACCAAAGTCATAAATATCCATACGCATTGAATCTACTGTATATGTAGAATCAAAAGGATAAAATCTACGACAATAAGTAGGGTCATCTAACATTGCATTGTGACGAAGAGTAATATACAAACCGTTACGCGCTCTAAATGCTTTAAATTGCGCACCAAATTGTTTTTCCCATGCTTGCGCACCAGGCATTGAAGTAATCCATTGACTATCAACAGTAACAAAACCACGAGCTACAATAGAAAGCATTGCATCAAATACAATCATTCCAAGTGTACCAGTAACAACTTCTGTTTCACGTTCACTTTGAGCAACACGTGTGTGATAAATACCATTAAAATAAGATTCCATTTCAACAGTCGTCAAATTACCATTATGATATTTTTCATGACCATCACGAACCAAATCTCTCCAACCTGGAGCAGTTCTACGATTAATAAATCCTGCTTTTTCATCAACAATTTCTTCTTTATGTCCATAATTCATCATTACTTCACGGTCAAGCATAACAAGTTCTTCAACCTTACCTTCACCCCAAGAAATAAATCCTGTTTGTGGAATTTCTTTGTATTCACCTGTTTTTTTATCTTTAGCAATAGGATTAAAAATTGCTCCAGTATAAAAATCAGCAGTATCTACCATACGCATATCATTATGTGATGCACCTTTATCTTTACCCATTTTACGAGCAAGTAATTCAGCGCGCATACTACGTTCATCAATACTAAATTCACGACCTACTTGACCAACAACGTTACGATATTTAATAGATGTACCAAAAGAAACACCAGGTTTGTGTTGGTTACCATAATTGTTCATCGAAGAAGCTGCTTCTACACATTCCATACCAGTGCTAATTAAAGATGCAGGTACGAAAGAATTAGGATTAGAACCTTGAATACGAACTTTGTATTTCCAATAATTTCCATAAGGTATTGGTTCATCTACAACTGTAAGCATATAACGGTTATTACTTAATTGTAAAACGCTGTTAGTTCTTGCCCAATTTGTATCTAAAACAATAAAGAAAAAATCATTTCCTTCACCTACACTTGTACTACCATTAAGTGTTTCTCCGCTTTCCATAAAACGAAATACACGGTCAACTTCTTGTTGTGCATTCCACTCATATACATCTATATCAATATTATACACACGTCCACTTAATAAAGTTTGCGCAGTCAAAAGTTTAGGATAAAATAACGAAGAGTTAGATGCCCAAACGCGAGATACCATTTTACCAAAATTATAAGGTTTACCCCAGTTATAAAGTTTTGATAAATGTTCATATTGAAATTTATTTCCGCCCCAATCACCACCAATATTAGAGATGAATTGAATACCAGAATTTTTTGTTTGTGTTGTTACCATTTGTTTAATTCATTTTTAGTTATATTTACACGCCTTTTAAAATTCAAAATCGTTACTCCAATCTACTTGTTTACTAACAGATTGAGTAGTTTTTCCTTTATTAGAAAATAAATTTTCTGCATATTTTTCTGTAATTTTTTTACCAATAGCTGATTTAGCTAAATCTTCTAATCCACTTAAATCAATTATTGCACCATCTTTTTTAGTTTCTTTATAAATTCTTGTTAAAAGCATAGCTAAATCTGGTGCTGCCTGCGGATTTGATAAAAGTTTAATTAATTTATCATTTGTTGCTCCTGATGTTAATTCTGAAACAACTTGAGCTTTAACTTTTTTATCCCATTTTCTACTTTCAACAGTTGATTTCATTTCTTCTGTTTGTTGTAAAATTTCTCTTTCTCTTTGTTGTTTTTCAGCAATTTGACGTTGTTGTTCTTTTTGAATTTTTTCTTGTTGTTCTTGTTGAATTTGTTTATTTTGTTTTTCAGCAATTCTTTCTGCGTAATTTTGCAATTTATCTTTTAAAATTAAATTCTGAATCATTTCTTCAATTTCTTCATCATCAAATTGCTCATTATTTTTATAATAATTTCTCATTATTGTTTCAGCATTATCTTCTGTAACAGTAATAAACTTGTCAGCAGTAGTTGCATCAGCAAATATTTTTAATAATTCTGAAGGTTTAGTAATACCATCATCAATAATAGCTTTTAAAATTACACCTCCTTCTTCACCAGCTTTTTCATAAATTTTTTGAATTACAATATTGTTTATATTTCTAACATGTAAATCTAAAGCTTCTGTCAATGTTGTAACTTTTGAACTAACATCATTTCCTTCATCATCAAGTAAAATTAAATAATCTTCTTGTTTTAATACATCTAAGAAAATTGAATCTGTATCATGTTCATATTCAACAGTAGTATCTATTGTTTCTTTTTTTGTTTCAATTTCTTCAGATGTTTCTTCAGATTCTTCGACTTCCTCAACATGTGTTTCTTCAACAATTTTTTCTTCTTTTTTACTTTCATCAAAAGTAAAATCAAAGTCAATTGCTTCATCATCAATAATTTCGGTAATTTCTTTTTCCATTATAATACAATTAATTAGTTAGTTATTTATTTTATTTTTAAAGTGTTTTTGTAAAAAGTATTTTTTTATTATTTACTTTTTACAAAAACTTTTTATTTATTGTTTGGTTTTCTTGCTTTTGATAAATCTACTTTTAATTTTTCTTTTTTAATTGTTAAATCATCTTGATGTTTTATTTCTTCAAATTGTTGACTACGTTCTTCATTAGACAATTTTCTTTCTTTTAAATTTATATCAGCTTGTAATTTAGCAGCTTCAATTGGGTCTGGAATACCATTATTATTTGCATCAAGTTCTTGTTGAAATTTATAAACATCCATAGCTTTAATTTCTTTTTCATGTTCATATTTTCTTTCTTGCATTGCCATTTGATGTAATTGCTCATCTTCACGATTTTCAATTTGCATTTGCATAATTTGTTTTTGTGTTTCAGATTGTAATTGAGATTGTTGATTTTGAGAATCTAATTGTTGTTGCTGCATTTGTTGTTTACGTGCATTTGCAGCTTCTTGTGATTTAATCATTTTATTGTGAATTTCTGTAGGTGTAGCACCTGTATTCATTGCTAATAATAAAGACGATATATCACCAACAGTCATTTGTTCATTTTGAATTAACGCATGAGCTAAATTAGCCATAGAATCGAAATATTGTTTTGCTGCACCTGACAACATTGCATAAACTCCGTAATCTGTTTCATTTAAAATTTCACCATTTAAAGACATTAATTCTTTAGTTCCATCGGGCATTACGTAATTTAAAAAATACTCTTGTTTATTAGGATTATCTTCAAACCATTTTTTCATCCAAATAATAAATACTTGAACAAATGATAAAGAAATTTCTTTCCATAATTCACTATGAGAATTAAAATAATATTCTGTAATGTGTGTACTTTGAACTAAAGATTGTTGATTATCACTTACATTATTAGCTGTCATTTGAGCTAATCTTTGTGGCGAAACACCTACAATATTACCAATTTCCATAGATAACCATTCTACAATTCTAATAACATTTAATAAATCTCCTGCATTAGAAGCATTATCCATAGAAGGTGCTGGTCTATTTGTAACAACATTATCTCCTGATTCAAAATCTTTAACACTATTATATATTTTATAACCTAAATCAATATATTTCAATGTTACTTCAAGAGCTTCAGCAGGGTCTTTAGATGCAGACAAATTAATATCTACCATAGATGTATCAATGTTTTGTAAAACTCCTTTATATCGCGCTATATGCTTTGTGAGCATATTCATTGCAATCATATATAAAGTATTTAAAGGATACATTCTTTCTACTAAACTAATTTGTTGAGCATTAGTTGCAGTTAAAACTCTTCCGTGATAACTTAATTTACAAGTAGTAAATGGATTTTCAATATTTGTTGTTTGAAAAGGAACTTCTCTTGCATTAACAAATATGTTTCTACCAATTCTTGTAACTTCATATTTTCTGGGTATCCACATCCACTCTAAAGTGTATGCTTTATCTTCAACAAACCATACCCAATGTTCACTATCATCACCAAAACGATTAACAAATTTTGATTTAATTGCAGATTTTGGAACTTTAAATGTTTCATCTACTAAATCAGTTACCTCTTCACCATACATATTTATTGTATTTATATAACCTACTTTTTTAAATGCTTTCCATTCAAAATGTGTTACCCATTGATAAGTTTGATAAAATCTTTGAATTGAATTACCTGTACCATAATCTCCTAAAAAAGGGTCGTTAAACAAAAAATTATTCATTGTACCAAAAAACATTTGGTCATAATCAGGAAATTGTGAATGATGATAAGGTTGTATTTCTTTATTAAAAGTCATATCTTTTGTAATATGAGCAACTGATAAATTTTCTAAATCTGTATCAGAAAGTAAATGTCCCCAATGATTAATAATATCATTTTTAGTTACAGGATATGAATAACCCGCCCAATCACCATCTTGAATATATTTAATTTGCGGTGATTTTTGATATAAAATAAATAATGGATTAATTTTGTTAATTATAGGTCTATTTCTTTCTACTCCTACATACACCATTTCTTCATCTGTAATTAAAGCATCTTTAAAACATTCATTTTTAATTTGTTTTAAATTCATTGTATTCCAAGCCCATTTGATTATTTTATTTGCAATAATTTCTTTTTGAGATAAAAAATCAGAATTAGGTTTATCTGGCATTAATGATTGAACCGTGTTTTGAATTTCTTGAATTTTAGATTTCTTTTCATCATCTTTCATTTCAGATAATTCAATCTCATGTTTACTTAATTCTAATTGTAACAATAAATTAAGTTTTTTCTCAATGTAATTTTCAATCACTGTTGAATATTCATGATTTTTAAATGTAATTGCTTCTTGTGATGTTAATATAAATTCATAAGTTTCATTGCGTTTTAATTCTTCTCCAATAAGTTCATTTACAATTTTAGGAATCAAATTAAAAGGTAACAATTCTTCTTCAAAATTTTCTTTTGAATAATTCATAGGATTTATAATTTGTTTAACATCTTCAAAACGAATGTCATTATTATATATCCTGTAACCTTTTTGTTTTTGTGGAAAATCACGAATTAAATTTGTACCATAACCATTAAAAGGTCTAATATAATCGATAAAATCTTTAAACCATTGTTTGTCATTTTCAAATTTTTCTACTTCGGTAACTCGTAAATTGGGTAGTTTCATTTTTTATTTTTAAATCTGTTAGTTAAAAATGACAAATGTGTACTTTCTTTTTTTCTGTCAAATCTACTTAAAAGCTCATTATAATTTTCTCGTCTTGCTACAATACAACCAACAAATGCTGAAATTCTATCATAGTTAGCTTTTCCTAATTTTTCATTCGCTCTATCATATTCTATAATTTCATCAAGTAATCCTATTGAAGGTATTCTTTCAATATTCTTTTTTATTTCAGCAACACCATCTTTCATAAAAGTTGTTTCTTCTAATAACCATTCACGTAAATCATTTAATTGTTGTAATTTATCAATATCATTACCAACAGCAAAACCATAAGATAAACGTTGTTTTAAAAACATTCTTTCATTTGTATATTTCATTGGAGATAAAGCTAAAAGACTTTCTTTTTTCATTTTTAAAAAATGTTCTTTTATATCATCGCCTCTATTTGATTCAAACATTAAACTTCTAATTGGATTACCGTATAATGCTAATAATTTTTCTACATTTTCATTAAACTCTACACGAGAATGTGGTTTACCTGTATATTCAGCAACTATTATATCACCTGTAATTCCGCGAGATATGTATTTAGGATTTTTTAAAATGAATACTGAACCTAAAGATTCTCCATCAGAAATGTCGTCACTAACATATGGGTCAACGCCAATAAATTTATACAAATCATTTGGTGCATTAGGTTCTGGAAATTCATAAATACAAATATCTGTATCAGTTGTTTTATTTCCTTTATTTTTAGTTTCATTACTTCCTTTAGTTTCATACCAAGAATCTAATGTTTTAGCTTTTTCTTCAGGAATTAAATCATACATTACACCATATTTACCTAAAGCATCCCATCTAATTTTAACAAAATTTCTTTGACGTTTATATAAATTATTTTCTAATAATTTTCTTTTTACTGCTTTAGCTTCTTCTTTTGGTAATAATGAACTTTCTTTCATAATCCACATATCTGTGGGAACTAACGGATAGTTCATTCTTTCATTATTAATTCTTTCAGCGGTTACACAATCTGCTAATCTGTTAAAATAGTAATTTAATGCTTCATCTAAATTAGTGTTACCATCCTTATCTTTACAATCACGTTTTGTTAAAAAAGCAGGAATAAAAAATCCAATATTGTTTTTACTATTTTCATATATATTTGGAAAAGAAACCATTTTAAAATCACTTGGGTTTAAAAACATTTTTTTAGCTTCTTGAACTAATTCCATATTACCCGACGTACCTGCAAATACTTGTACTCCAAATTTTGTTGTTCTAATAGTAAGAGGGTCGTTATTACCCCAAACACTGATTGCAGATACTTGTAATTTACCAACTTCATCAATAATAGATAAATGTACACGTTGACCTGCTGCTGATGTAGTACCACCACCTTTTTTGTTTGGTGAATACGTAACTGGCATAAAAGAAGTACCTGTACCTCCACTTTCTTTACCATTTTGAATAATTCTATATCTCCAATCTTTGTGAGGTTGACCTAACATATGTCTTCCTAAAAAAGGAATAGGGTCTAAACCTTTAGTTTTATAAACACCTAATTCAGGTTCAGTTAACAAATAATTCATTGCCTCACCTAATTTAGTAATAAATGTTTCTTGAGATACAGAGTCAGCAGAACCAAAAGTAACATTTGCAGATATTCTCATTTCAGCAAAATCTTTAGACAATGATTTAGCACCATCTAAACACATAAACCATAATGTTAATCCCATAAGAATATAGCTTTTACCAGCACCACGAGAACCTAATATAATACAATCTTTTGCATTATTATACCATAGAGGTTTTCCAAGATTTTCAGAATGTAAACCGTGTAAATATTCTTGTGGTTTTTTATATGTTTTTAAATTACCATTTGCTGAATATAAATATTTATAACGGTCAGTAGTTGGTTTAATTGAATTCATTTCATATGTATCAATTAATGCTATGTCGCAAGAATATTTATCATCTTTTTCAAAACCACTAAAACCATATGCTTCACTAAACATATAAAACAACATCCATTCTAAATCATCAATAGATGGCTTCATTGCAATTTCTTCTTTTTTATCATTTTCACTTTTTATCCAAACATAATTTGCATAAAAATAAGCAAAAGGAGGCATCCAACGATAACCTCCTGATTCTTTACCCCAAAGTCCATATATACATTTTTTTATTTCGGAAATTTTAAATTCTTTATAATTTTTAGTAGATGGGTGATAATGAGGTTGAGTTATTAAGTATTGCTTTCGATTTTCTATTCGTAATAATTTTAATTTACGTAAATAATCTAACTCATTCATCAAAATTCATATCTCTAAATAGTTCACCATTTTCTAAATCTGTTGGCATACGCCCTCC